CATTCTCGTCTTGGCTGCCCCATTTAGAAAGTAATTCATCTTTACCGATTTCTTGTTCTTTGCCAATATTAACAGTAACCACTGTACCATTGAAATTAACGTTAACTGGCTTGCCACTTTCAACCTTGTCAGTCCACTTAGCATCGAGCTTAAGACTCATTTGCTTGTTGAGTGGATGAGTGGCAAAGTAGTTATTGAATACAGTCGTAACCGTCTGAGTTTTAACGTCTGTTGATGCTTTACCCACAACAACTTTTTCTGGGTTATAGACATCAAAATCATAGTTTGTTTGGAAGTTGATTTCTTTTGGAAGGTTGAATGTTACCTTATCCCCTTCATTGATAGCCATATCGTCAGGGAATTTTACGTCTTTATATTCAACGGTAAACCCTGAATACTTACCAGTTCCATTTGATTGATCAACGACAACATCTGGATTAGTTACTTTAATTTCGTTGTCTTCTTTGACAAATTCAGTAGGCTGTTTAGGCGTTTCAGCTACTGGTTGAGCTACTTCTGCCACTGGTGCTGATTCGGTAGTAACCGCTGGAGTAGTTTCGACTGTTGCTGGAGTTTCTGCAATCGGTTGAGATTCTACAGGGGCTGGTGGAGTAAATACTGGCGTTTCCGATACTGGTGCCACTGTTTCGCTAGGTGTCACTGTCACATTGCCAGCGTTGTCAGCAGTGTACACATTAGCAGCCGCTGGTTGTGTGTCCGCCACTGGTTGAGTGGTTTCATCGGCTGATACTTGACCAGCACCGATTAGCAATGCAGTAGCAAGAGCAAGTGTGCCGCAAAGTCCGAATGTTTTGCTTTTTGTGAATCCTGGTTTAGCTACTGTTTGAGTGTTGAGTGTTTTCATGGTATACTCCTTATAGATGTTATTTCTTGCACAGGCCCTTACCTGTGCTTTTTTTAGTGCTTCAACCCGCACCCATAGCCCACCGTTTCATGTTTTTTCAATGTTTTTTAGAAAGGTATGTGTGGGTAAAGTTTATATTTTTTGAGGAAAGGTATAAGTTACACTCCACGGTGAGCCGTGGCTACGGATTGAAGATGTTGCTATTTGATATATTTCTGTTTAAGCCTCTCTTGTTTTTCCTCTGGGGTTTCTACCCATTCAAAGAACGGCTCTGGTTGTTTTGTTTTCTTTTTACCGAACAAGAATTTCAATAGATGTTTCAAATCAATGTTTCTCCCAATCCATGCGTTTTGTTATAACGATCTCGACTAGGCTCCGATGCGTTTTTCTCAAAAGTCCACGCTGGAGTTTCTACTGTTTCTGCTTGCTCTTTTACAAATAGCCATTTAAGTAGTTTTTTCATTTTTAAATTCCTTTCTGTTCCCTAACCGCACTAGAGAGCTAGTGAGGTTTTTTAATTCATATATAATTTAAGGAGACAATTATGAATATCAAATCGTTGTAGTTTCAGGTAGGTATTGCTTATATCTCCTCACTAGCTCACTGCTACGGCTAGGGTTATGTGCTAGGCAATCTCTTGCCAGTTATTGTTAAACCAATCTCTGACGGCATCCCGTGGGTATCTGATTTGACTCCCTCGACCTTTGTCGATTTTTGGGAAACCGTCAAGGTTGGTTATCCTTAAAAATTCGGTATAGTTGCCAATCCCTAGCATTGACTGACACTGTTTAGCAGTTAAAATCATGGGTAGCGTTTCGTCTAAGTCGAACGCTTTTGTTTTATCTGCTATCACTGCCGTTAACATGCTGTCGAATTGGTCAGCCAGTGGTTTGAATGGGTTGTCCATAGGCATTACCCTTTTTCAAGAGCGATAAGCTCTTTTTGTTTTGGTGTCTCACGAATTTCAAACGGTGTGAAATCGTCGTAAGATAGATTTTCCAAGAATTTGACGGCATTTTTAGCGTCAACATGTTTGATATTGGTGTACTTTGTAACGTTGAAGGTTTTCTTCAATCGTGAGTACATCAAGCGGATAAACTGACCTTTCTTGGATGCGAACAAGTTATCACTTGGATGTGTTTTCTGTTCTTCAAAGTAGAAATCAGCAAACACGCCAGCTTTTCGAAAAACAATGCTCTTGATCTCAGTAGCTTCACCATCATCGATATGGACTTTCTTATTAACTTCTTCGACAAGCAACTCAATGTCAGTGAGTTTTTGATTTGTCTTTTTAACGTTTCTGTCCATTTCTTCCTTGATTCCGATAACTTCTTCCAAAAGCTGTTGGTTGACGGTGCTTTGTGCCACAAGGTTCATAGCTTGTTTTTTCTGCATTTCAACCGTTTCAGCAAGTAGAGTTTCTTTTTTCTTGTTTTTCTTCTTACTCATTGATGATTTCTCCTTCTATGATTGTTCTTCCATTTTCTGGGACAATCTTATTCATTTCCTCTAACCAGTTTTCAGTTAGCGTCAAGATGTCTCTGAGCTTTTCAATCTGAGCATCCTTGCCAATTCCTTGGATAAGGGTTTTAAATCTAAGCGGTGCCATTTCTTCGTCAAAGAAATTTTCAAACTTGGTTACGAGCTTACTTAAGTTAAAGATGTTAGAAACACTGTTTTCTAATTTCTCTTTATCAGCTCGTAAGTGTTCGATAGATTCTTTCAAGGCGATTGCCTCGGATGTCTCTTTTTCAAGCATTTCATAAGAAGCCGTTTTGAGCCTTAGACTTCTCTTGACCGAATCAAGCTCGTCCGCTAGGTCTCTGTTCTTTCCTAGTAGCTGTTTGTTTAGTTCTTGCGTAGCTTTATAATCGTCTGGAATAACTTCCTTTTCGATCACCTTTTCAGTTGGTTTGACAAGCCTAGTGCGTTCTAACTCGCCTTTAACTGCTTCAAGTGCTTGGTCTTTGAGTTTGAGTTTTCGTTTGACCTCTTGCAATTCTCTGACTGTTGGTGTGTCGCCTTGCTCAATCTTTTCGATTTGCTCTTGTTTTTCTTCCTCTGGAAGTGTGGCAAGTAGATAGAGAGCTGTGTCCCCTAAATGTTGCAACGTTGCAACATTTGGAAGTTCTTTTGCTACTTTCATCATTCTGTGTGCTAAAGTTCGCTCTATGTCAATCGCTTTTAACCACTCTAGGAACTGACCGTGTGCTAGATCGTTTTCTTTGACGTGGTTCAATCGTCTACCAATCTCCCAGAACGATTTCCCTACATTTTCTTTTTCTTCTCTGATTTCCGATTCAATCTGAGGTAGGTTGTTTGATAATGCTATTTCGTTCATGTATTATCCTTTCTGAATTCGTCTAAACTGACATCTAAAGCGTCAGCGATTTTCACCATTCTACTGAAAGAAAGGTCTCTCTTTCCGATGTTCATCAACGTGTTATAGCTGATACCAGTCTTTTCGGCTAACTCTGTGACTGTCATTCCTCTGTCAATAAGTAACTTGCTTAAAGTTTTTTTCATGTTCAATCCCAAAACACAATATATAGTGTTTGATTGTATTGAAAACACAACATATTGTGTTATTCTATCCTTTCTGATATAATTGATTCATGACAAACGGTTGAATAAGACTTCTCTACTCCTTATGAAAATCGCAAGTCAAACATTACGGAAAGGAGAAAATTCTATGAACGACTTTGAAAGTTTAAAGCAGGTTAGTTACAACCTAATAGCCGAATTCATTGAGAAGAATCCAGCTGAAGTTGCGACGCCAGCTGTTATAGATGTCATTGAGAAGTTGTTAAATGCCAAGGATATGCAAGTGGATGTTCTTGCTAATCAAAAGGCAACTAAAATTCTCAATGATATTACTGATAAAGCTCATGAATAGCTTTATCCAACTCCTGTTCAGACTTTTCTTGTTCTTTTTGGCTTTTGACAATAAAGTCTGAATAGATATTTTTCCAAGCCTTGACTATTTCAATAGTTGAGGTTTTTGATTTCCCACTATACGGATATCGTTTTGGTTTCATGTTTGTTCCTTTCATAATTCTTGACTTGAATAAAATTCAAGTTTTGCTGTAAAAAAATATCAGATACCGTACAAATCAGACGATTGAATGTGGTATTTATTACAGATAGTTACCATTTTCTTAGGAGAAATAGAAAGCACATTCTTTTCCCAAGCGCTAACTGTCTGAGCTGTAGTACCAATGCTTTCAGCGAATTGGGCTTGTGTCAGATTGTGACGGGCTCGAAGTTCTTTGATTGTAATTTTTGGAACTGTTTCTGTCATTTTGTTCCTCCTCTCTAACTAACTTACAAACATATTGTAACTTGAATTTAATTCAATGTCAACAGTTTTGTTGATTTTTTTTCAAGTTTTTTTAAGTTTTTTATAAATCAACTTGAAAATTAAGAAAGTCTACTATATAATATTAATATAAACAGCAAGGAGAAAGATATGGATTTGAATAAGCAAAGAGGAAGCAGAATTGAAAGTTTGAGAGCTAGCAAGGGTATTAGTCAACTTGAATTAGCGAAAATGTTAGGGTATAAGTCTGACTCAACTATTTCAAAGTGGGAAAGCGGTGCTAGTATTCCAACGGGGACAAAGATTGTAAAATTAGCACAAGTTTTAGGGACTTCTACGGATTACATTCTTTTCGGAGACGGTCCAGAAACCACCGAGGACCCACAACCAACCAATGCCCACGACATCGATAACATAATAGACAACGCCATGATGTTCGACGGCAAACCGTTGACTGATGATGATAAGCGGGCAATCCGTGGCATCATTGCGGGCTATATGAGCAGTAAGGAAAAGTGAGGTTTATGACTGAAAACGAATTGCTTGAGCAGTTCAACGTGTCTCTTTGTGAGTTCGACTCTAGTCAGTGGCCAAGAAACGGATTTATCGACACGATAAATAGGGTTGTTTACATCAATAAGGATTTAGCCCCAGAAATACGTTTGAAGGTCATTTTACATGAATTGGGACACCTAGAGCACAATTCTAAAGACTATGAGCGTCTACGGGAAAAGTATGAGGTTCAAGCAAATAGGATTATGATCCATGAGTTGTTGAAAAATGAAAATCTTGATGATTTTAACTACGTTAGTTTTATGGAAAAATATAATCTCACCACTATTTGTGATGAGACTTTTGTAAAAAATGAATTTCTAAAAATGATGAGGAATTGATATGAAACTTTTGAAAAAATACAAATGGTATATCTTAACAATTATAGTTTTATTCTGTTTTGGCTTAATGTTTGTGCCACGGTCTGGGAAGGAACCGAAGGAAACAAAACAGTCTAATACTGTCAAAGTAACAAAACACTCCAAAAAGTCAAGCAAGCATAGTTCTTCTTCGACTTCAAAAGTTTCTAGCAGTTCAAGTTCAGAGCAACCGCAACAACCACAAGAACAGACGCAAACTGAGGCTTCTCAAGATCAGCAAGAAAAACCTATTGACGGTGTAGGGCCTACGCAATCACAAGTAGACCAAGCGACTGAACAATATGGGTATACTCCAGGGTATGGCGGAGTGCCTTCCGATTCTCCTGAGATAGCAAGAGAACAATCAGACCAACAAGCACGCGAAAACTGGCATGATAGTCAAGTTGAGTGGGCTAAACAACAAGGGTTTATGGATTAACCCAATAAAAAAACCAGTCTTTCGACTGGCCAAACTATATCAAGGGAGTGTGTGAGATAAATACCACAACCCTTTTATTATACCGTAATAGAGGACTAAACAATGGCATCATACAGAAAACGAGAAAACGGTTGGGAGTATCGGATAAACTACTACGATTCGACTGGGAAACGCAAACCAAAGTCAAAAGGTGGTTTCCGTACTAAATCTGAAGCTATTAAGGCTGCTGCTGAGATGGAGCTGAAAATACAAGACGGCTTGAATGTTGATGAAGATATCACTCTATACGCTTATTTCAAGCAATGGTGCGAAGTTTATAAGAAACCCACCGTTTCAAAAATAACTTACAAGGCATACATCAACACTCAACGTAAGATAGAATTGTTCTTTGGCGACAAGAAACTAAAATCTGTCACTGCTACTCAATATCAGCGTGTGCTGAATAGCTACGCTAAGACTCACGCTCAAGATACTGTCGAGCGTTTTAATGTGCATGTCAAATCATGCGTTGAAATGGCAGTGCATGAGGGATATATCAAGCGTAACTTTTGTAAGTTCGCTAAAATCAACGCAAAGAATAAAGGGCGTGATATTGAAACGAAATTCCTAGAGGTCGAAGAATACGAGCGATTGATCTATGAGGCAAGCAAACATCCAGAATTTGCGTCTTATGCAGCACTCTATATTATCGCTAAAACTGGTATCCGTTTTGCTGAATGTCTAGGCTTGACCGTGGACGATATCAACCGAGATACTGGCATGTTATCGGTCGATAAAACGTGGGACTACAAAAATAATACTGGTTTTCTACCCACCAAAACAAAAAGCAGTATCCGAGAGATACCACTTGATGATGAATTTATAAATTTTATCGACCAACTGCCACCTACTGAAGATGGCAGATTACTACCTTCCTTGTCCAACAATGCAGTTAATAAAACGCTTCGAAAAATCGTTGGGCGTGAGGTACGTGTCCACTCGTTAAGGCACACTTATGCTAGCTATTTAATAGCCCACGATATTGATTTAATTTCTGTATCTCAAGTTTTAGGGCACGAGAATCTAAACATCACACTGGAAGTTTACGCCCATCAATTGCAAGAGCAAAAATCACGAAACGATGAAAAGATAAAACAAATGTGGACAGAATGTGGACAAAATGCTTTAAAACCGCATGGTTAAAGGCTTAAAAATGTCCCCTGCCAACGAAAAGATATAGAATATAAGAATGAATGAAAACTATAAAGACTTGATTCTACTAGGTTTTTATAGTTTTTGTTTTTATTTATTTTCGTAGTTTTTTGAAAAAGGTGGACAGAAAAGTGGACATAATAAAAAACCGCCCATAAAAGGGCGGCGTCTACCTATGAAGGCTATTCTCAAAACCAATACTATTATAACAAAAAAAAGCCCCAGCAAAACGCTGAGGCTCGACCACTACCACCATGATATCCCTACTGTGGTCTGAGGGGAGGTGATATACTCCTTTTATTTTATTTTTATTCGTGGTCTAATTATTTTCCAGTTTGGCCTTGTGTGGCTTGTGCTCGTTCTTCAATAGCCTTAACTACTGAGGCACTAGCTTCATCAATGGCTTTCGCCACTGCTGCCGTGTCGTTTGATTGACTATTCAAGAAACGGTCAAAATCATCATCTCGCAATGTCAAATGTTTTGCCCCGGTAGATTGTAGAGCATCTACCGTAGCGATATCTCCAATGCCAAACACACGGCCATTAACGACTCCAACATAACCTTGACTTCCTGACGTACTGCGTACTACATAATCCATATTTTCTTCTTCCTCTTTCTTATTTACTAAACTGTCACCATCATTAATAATGACTACATTCTTATCTAATCCACCAGCTAGACCTGTGCTTGTAAACTGCCACCAGCGGGTATGTTCCATGTTTGGATACACACCCCAATAAGGCTCTGGGCGCACCTCATAATCTGGATACGCTGCAATCCATAGGCTATTGGGATAGCGTGCAGTAATTTGATCTACATACACATTAGCTAGTGTGTACGGCTTGTAACTGTAATAGATAGGCTCAAAGCCGTTTGATTTACAGATATCCATAAACGCTAGGACTGCATTAGTATTCGCTTGTTTATCACCGCTAGCGCCGTCTTCATAATCACACACTAAATAGCGTGGGTGTGATGGCAGATTACTGATAAAGTAGTTAGCTTCAGCTTGCGCCGTTGCCACATCTCCACCAAATCGGGCAAAGTGGTAGTAACCAATGCAATTACTTGTGTTAGTCTGTTGAGCTACTACTGGGCTAACCCAACCCACACCCTCGGTCACTTTAATAACCGTGTTATTAGTGCCGGACGCTTGACAGATACCAGTCAAGTCTCCCGGTTGATATGCTGATACGTCGATGAAATAGGCATTTTCAGTCATGCCGTCAAATGGCAATTCAAACCACCCGACCATTTGCTGAGCTGGTGCGTTCCAATCGATATAACTGAAATTCCCTGCACTGTCTAGGTTTCGTGTGACCTTGCGTGTCCATCCACCGTTATAAAGAGCATCACCGTTACCGTCAATATTTTGCTCGATTGTGGTAACTGTCCCGTCTGGGTTTTCTGCGACCACAAAACCGATATGACCGAATTGATGATACGGCAAGCAGTTAGTTACCCAGACGCTCCCAACAGGCGGATTGTTCGCACCGTTGAAATAAGTGACTTTTAAACCTAGACTTTCAGCCCTACTTAACGCATCAATGGCGTTTAAGTAGCTGAAATTAAGATTAAACAAGCCTTGATACTGTAGAACGTAGTCAATCAAGCTGATACACTGACCACCATAAGGATTAGTGGGAACAGTGACACGTTGATTGACTAGGCTCTCAAGCGTGTTTAACAACTGTGTTTTTGAAGTCATGTTTCTCCTTTCTCATAATTATTTTTGAATAGCTTGTTTAATCTCCGAGATAGTTCTCTCCAATTCTTCGACTTTTTGATTTAAAGCGTCAATTTCGCTCGTTGGCAATTGAGATTTTGTTACAAGTGGGTCTGCCGCAAATTTATTTTGTTCCATAACTTGTAGGAAAAAGTTGTTATATGTCGGAAATAGTCCATACGCTTGGCTGATACTCAACGATGAAGATTGTTTATCTTTAATCTCACCAATGTCACGCCCGATGGCTTCAATGGCCTTGCTTAAATTGCTCATAAATCAACCTCCTTAGAGGGTGTTTTTAGCTGTGTTATATACGCTCACAAGGTCTTCTTGCTCGATGGTGTCGAGACGAGTGCCAAGCTCGGTCATTTTAGAGATAATGCCGCTGTCTGTATTGCCACCAGCAGCGGTGATTTTATCAGTGATTTCTTTGAGCGTATCGAGTTCATCCGGTGCACCACCGATGATATCAGTTTTCGCTTGCGTGATTGCTTGTGTCAAGCGTTCTTCAGTGATACCTCCCGAACCTTTATCCTCTTTACCTGCGAGGGTAGTTTTAATTTCCTTGATGTCAGCTCCGACTGCTTGGGCGAAATCATGTAATTTACTCATTTAGTTATTCCTTTCAAATTTTAGCTAGATTATAGATGTTTACAAGGTCTTCCGTGGTATCACTGCCACCAGTAATCATTCCGGACTCTCGCAATTCATCAGCTAGTAACTTTAATTTAGGGCTCTTGTCCGATGGGATAGCACTGTCCGCATTCAGTGAGTTCTTGACTTTCACCTTAAAATTGTTAGATGGGAAGATATGCCCATCCAGTTTAATTTCAAGGTAGTAAGTGCCAGTAGCTACTGCCTTACCCATTGAGAATGAGAACACCCCGTTTTCAACGGTAACATCTTGATAGAGTGCCACGGCTTCGTCGTTGGAAAGTGTTAGCTTACCAGTGCCGGACAGTTCCATGCGTTTCCCATCGTACCCTAGAATTTCAAAACCAAACACGGAAGTGGTGTCCCCAGATTTAAGGACATCACCACCTTCGATTTGGTTGATAGAGGTCATGAGCTTAGCCATAGGCTAGTCCTCGTAAGGTTTAGTGTATGATAGCGCTCGTTCGCTATCGCTAAGCCCTTTCGTTGTTGGGTCTGGGAACATATTCAAGGCGTTAACCACTGTCAAACCTACCAAGTATGGATTAGACAAGAATTTGCCGAACAATCCAAACAAAGCTCCCCAGCTTGTGATATCTTCAAACTTGATACCAAAGTAAGCCAAAACTGGCAACACCAATGCTAGTGCAAAGCGTGTTACGAATGTACGGTTTTTAAAACGAATAGACCAGTTAATTTTCATGTTAATTCCTCACTTCTAAATTAATGTATTTTTTATAAAGGGCATCGATGTACCCGTTGCCACCTAGTTTTTTGTAACTAGAGTGCATTTTATGGATAACATCCGAATTATGAACAGTGGTATATCCACGCTCTAATTCTTTGTTAATGTCACGCTCAAGGCGTAGATACATGGTGACAAGATGTGCTTCATCATGCACTGCCAGCTTGTCATTTAATTTGTTGATTTTCTCGTTGTTTGATTCACCGATTTGTTGAACAACTTCAACCGAATCGTGGATATTGTCCAACTCGTTTTTTAAATCTCCGAATTGCGACTTGCTTAAATTAGCTGACTTGCTAGCTTTCATACCAAACCAGCCCGTTGCTATCACTCCAATTGTAGGGGCAAGGTGGTCAATCAAATCAGAAATATTCAATGTGCTTTACCTCTTTTATTTTTTTACCCCTCTCTGTTCATAGCATGATTGTAAGTTGACCTTGATAAGTTGTGTCTTTGGTGGCGGCCAAAACATTTACATCACTGGTCCCTTTGCTAATTTGAGCATGGACGTCTGAATTAGTACCGAGAGCCCAGCTTGAAAGTGTAAACATATAGTCTTGTGGTGCTGTAAACACTTCTGACGGCAACTTAGCTATGGTCACATTGCTACCGTTTCCAGTGAAATTGTATTTAACCGTCAACACATCTCCGACACGCTTATAGAAACTACCTTCAACTCCTGCTGGTTGCCATCCAGTGTTGATTAGATTTGTGTTTTCGTTCCTAGCGAACTCTTTCCACGGCTCCCAGTCATCAATTTTCTTTGACCATCGGTGATGTCTGAAAAACAATTGCCCATTGTTTCCCCAAAAAATCTGGATGGCTTCTTTGTACCCGTCGGTATTTTTTCCGTAATTACTGTAATGGAACAGGTATCCCCACTGTCCGTTAGGGTTTCCCGGTGCCGCTTTGTCAATGTAATATTGACCCGGCCGGTCAAGGTAGTTTGCGTTGGTAACATTAGGTTTGCCATCTATCCATTTCGGTTCGCCGTTGTTACCAGTCAGCTGATATTGCTGAATTTGACTGTTGTTTGCATAAATATTGCCGTCAACATCCAAGGCACCACGCTCACGATATTTATTGATGCCAATGCCATCTTTGTCGTATGACATAACGATCCGGTCACTCGGAACAGTGACCTGAAAAGATACGCTAGTAAACTGGTCTTCTAACTTACCGACCACAATATAAGATTTGTCGGCTGGGTACGAATTACCTAGATTTGCGTTTGATGCATTAAACTCTGCAATCTGCGACCAGTTTCCACCAGCCCCACCGTTATCAGTGGTGTCTGTATCAGAAACAACATTTCGTGTAGTGAATGATAACTTCATTGGGTTTTTTTGGACACCGTTAACAGTTAGAGGTGCGACTTTGGCAAAACGCTTAATTGTTAGCGTGCTATTGGTTGCACCACTTCTAGTTACTTCAAATTTCAACGTTGGACTGAAGTAGTTTAAAACAGTAATGGTCGTTTCGTATGGATCAGACCTAATTCCTCGACTATCTTCGACATACCCCCTTAACGTAAATTGTGTATCTTTATTGACGGATATTTCACGGAAAGTTCCGCTAGGTGCAGAAATCGTGTTATTATTGCCGACGATTTCCATAAAGTATCTCGAAATGGTTGCCCCATACTTAGCTTCAACATTATCGAATCGTGCGTATATTTTAGATAGTACAGAAACGAAATGCCTATCTGATTGAGTGATATTGCGTGTCTTTTCGTTTGCGTCAGCTAACGAAATCCTAGAGAATGTGGGTTTTGCTCTTATTAGAGAGAATATAGCTGTAAACACCTTCGATTTTGTTTTAATGAACTTTCCATTAATATATGTATCGACGTGGATTTCACCCCACCCCGACGTATCGTTAGGGATTTGGTTTGCAAGTTTCTCCGGAATCGTCCAGTCGTAATAAGTATCCACGTTTTCGGCAACAACTTCGGCAAGCGTCCCCCACGAATATCTAATGCTGTGCCTAGCTGAAGCTACTTTTTTAGAAATCGAAATTTTAAATCTATCTCCGAAAGTGACATTGCTTGGAAATTCAAACGTACTTGCATTATCAATTAAATCAAGCGTTACATTAGAACTAATAGTTAAGTCATAAGGACTATCTGCGTTCCCGTACCCGTAAAAGAATGCTTTAACGTTGAACGAATTACCGTTTTTATGATCTACTGTGATTGTTTTATCAACAATCTGAAGTTCTGAATCTTGGTTCGAAACTTCGAAAAAACTAACATCACCGATATATTGACCGAATCCGTCAACGTACCACTTACATTGTCTTCTTGAAAAAGTTCGATTAGTATTAAATAGACTTAATTGAATACGTACGCTACTAGTATTCGTTTCTACATTCTGACTGACTTGGTCGATTGTTAATTTAATCCGATATCCTCGGTCATTGTTAGACCAATATTCTGCCATCTTACTCACCTCCTACATAACGAATTACATTTCGGTCTGGATTGATGTAATCTTGTTCTTCTCTAAAACGTCCAATCTGAATAGTTTTCGAGAAAATACCATTTTCAATGTGAATCACACCTTGCGAGATATACATAACTTCATTACCAGCCGAGAACATTGAAATGCGACCGTTTGGATTGAATAGCATAGAGCTAGAATTATCTGTTTTACCAATGACAAGCCCTTCATTTGAAGATGCCATGTAACTGTCGATAAAGTTCCAACGCTCTGACATATCATTCAGATTGTTCTCTAGTTTTGCGACACGAGCACTTGCATCCGCAAGATTCTTTTCAGCTTGTGCTCGATTAGCGTTATTTGCATTAACAAAATCTTGGTAAGCCTTCACCCACTGATTGAGTGTATCAAGGGATGCTTTAGCTTCTAGTTCCGCTTTCATGACTGAGTTAATCTCATTCAATTGGTTTAACTGGCTTTGCGTCAACACACTGTCAGCCTTGCTATCCAATTGGTTTGCTAGGTCTTTCGGTGACGCTTGCCATGCTCGGTCAGTCGTACCCTCATAACAGTCCAATTCAGTAAAGAATAGTAACGACTCACTGCCGTTAGTAGTGCCGGTGTTATCAATACGAATGAAGCCTTCGTCACATTCACCAGAATTGAAAGTTAGATGCCACTTAGCCAATCCGTTTGTCGATGGCGAGCCGTTATGGGATTTGAAGTTAACTGCTTTAGTAAACGTTTTGTTCGTTTCGTTTGACTTACGTCCCAAAAAATAGATATCTACACCCTTGATGTTTCCAGTGGCAAACGTTTGAATGTTGAACGAATAATCGGTATTTCGCTTAACTGGGAAACGTAGCGTAGATGCTGGGACTAATGATGATGATGTTTTCAGCAAGAATAGCGATCTAGCGCCATTGTAGTAAAACGAATGACTTGAAACAGACAGATTAGCGTTTGGTTGTGGCGCTTCCCAGAATCCCCAGCCATCCAGATTCTCCGGAAACGCTGAGTTACGAATAAGGTTCCCCCCACCAACCGAAACACTGCCGGTCATATCGTTCCATGTATAGTCTGCTGGGTTTGTGCTATCAGCTCTATCAAAGTTGGTGCATACGCCTAGATAACGCTTGTTACCATTCTGTGCCAGACTGAAACCATTTCGACCATCGGCACTATCTGCATAAGCAAAGTGGACGTAAGGTGTTCTTCCGTCTGCCCCAGCTTTACCGGGGATACCATCTCGACCATCAGCACCCTTCCACTTAGACCAACGGTAATCTTGCGGATTGCGACTGTCAGCAGCATTGAAATCTTGGTACATTCCGATGAATGGTTTATTAGTATCTGTTTGACTAAATCCGCCACCAGAAACGGTATCAGCATAGGCTATGTGGGTATATTGTGTTTTACCATCAGCACCCTTGACGCCGGGGATACCTTGGTCACCTTTTGGACCTTGCAAGCCTTGAGGGCCGACAGGACCGGTTAGTCCTTGTGGTCCTTGCAAACCCCTATCACCTTTTTCGCCCCTATCACCTTTCGCACCAGTCTCACCCTTAGGACCTTGCTCGCCGATTTTAGAAACTGAGTATCCAGTTTCATTTGTATTATCGGTATAGCTCCAAACGGTCTTCGTCCAGAGGAATTGCCCCGCTGGCACGTTAGGTACTTGACTAGCCCAACCAGTCGTTGGTGCTAGCGTCCCCGATGTCCCTTGTGCATAAGTAATCGTGGTACTTCGAATACCGACACCATCCTTACCAGCGATACCATTATTACCATCGTTGCCGTCTCTTGCGACGTAGGTTTTTTGATATCCCGTTTCATTTGAGTTGTCGGTATAAGTCCAAACCGTCTTGATCCAAAACCATTGCCCTTTAACTAATGCTGGCGGGTTTTGATACCATGACGTAGGTGGTACAGTTTCAGCCATAGATAGACCATATAGAACACTGGTGTTTCTAATGCCAATACCATTCTTACCGGGGATACCATCATTCCCACGGTCTCCTTTGGGTCCTTGTTCGCCCATCTTAGCGGCTGAAAAACCTTGTTCGTTCGTTCCGTCTGAATAGAACCATGTCGTTCTAGTCCAGAGATATTCACCGGGGCTAACCACTGGGATATCTGGCGACCATGTACCGTCCTCGAATACGATGTTTTTAATCCATGTCGAATTGTCGGTTTTATAACCATTGACACGGATATTGTATTCTCCAGTCGGACGATTATGCGTGTATCTCGTACCGTTAGCCGTGTTGCTATCAGAAATCACTGCCCATGTACTAAAACTTGGATTGACAAGCCAAATCGTAGCATTATCACTCGATTGGTTTGGGTTATGCTGATTGGTAAACGTTCCATTGGTTTCAGCAGATAGGATGTAAGTCTTACCTTGCTCCAATCGGACTTTTAGATCAGTAACGACATTGTTATCAACGATTGACCGATTCGGCTTAATCTCGTTAGGAAAATTAGCTACCACAACTCCAGACGGTTTATTCACACCGTCCGTTGATTTCGCATAACGCAAGGTAGTATTCACTAGCCCAACGCCGTCTTTACCGGGTAAGCCATCGTCACCTTTAGAACCATTCTGTGGGATATATGTTTTCTGATACCCAGTTTCACTAGATAAGTCCGTATACATCCATTGTGTCTTAGTCCAAAGGTATTTGCCTTTAACCAAAATTGGTGGGTTGGAAGTCCAGCTCGTAGGCATTACAGTGTCACTATCGCTCATGCCGTAAGTGATAGTGGTAGATTTCAAGCCTACCCCATTTTTACCAGGCAAACCGTCGTTACCTTTATCGCCTTTAGGTCCGGCTGGTCCTGTTGGTCCTTGTGGTCCTGGAGTGCCATTCCTACCATCCGAGACGTTTAAAAAAGTAACTTCTTCTGAAGCTACTTCTTTATTATCTACCCACGCTGAAACTGTTAGGGCTGTTGGTTGGGTAATCTGTGATGCCACCATGTCGTAGGTCGTGCCCACGTATTTAATGACACCGTCAATTACGAAACGCCACGTTGCGTTAACGGTTTTATCGCCTTGTTTTAAAACTGGTCGAACAGTCGAGCGACCGACACCGTTTTTAAATGCCGTTCCGTTTGTGGTTGTGATCTCGACACGGTAGGGTAAGGCTTTTGCTGCGATTTCATCAATCCGTTGTTGCAAGTCAGACGATGGCTTGTTCACAATTTTACGGTAATTCGAAAACACAACTGAGTTATTAAGTGGCATGTCGAAACTAACAACCATTTCAGTGACACGAGCTTCGAGAGCTAACCCACCTCTAAAATTATTATTAATAATTTTGACGGTATCACCTAAATTAACATCTTTGTAGTTCTCCATAAAACTAGAGTGGACATCTACGGTGTAGGTCATAAGTGGATAAGCGTACTGCTTGATAGTACGCAAGGCGTAACCTTTTAAAGCGTTAACGTCCTTGTATTCTGTCTCGAAGTCCTTGCGTGTCCAGTTATCTGCATTGCCCGGATTCATGGTAGATGGGTAACGTTCCCTAGACAGCGGGGCAAACACTAAGCTATTCCCACGTTTTGAGTAAAACTCTACTTGTCCTAACTCATTTTTCTCCTCAAACTCAACATCGTTAAGGTTAACACCATCTTGCCCAACAAAATTACCAGCATTGAAAAGTTGCGTTTTGTCGCTAGTGACTTGCACACCTTTCAATTCATTTTGGAAGTAGAGGACTACATCTCCCCTAACTTTACCAATGCCGTGATGATTTTCGTCTGGTTGCTGGTAGATATCAATGATGAATCGTTTCAAAGTACCATCTCTGTTTAACTCGGTTCGAAATGCCATTTCAGCATCAAATTTAGTCATCAAGCTTCGTAACTGTGCTAATCGTGTATCTTGTGCTTCAAATTCAACTTTTCGTGTTTTGTCTGAAACTTCATTAACCCCAATCTCCATGTTTGCAAAACCGAGATAGCCCATATCGTTAAGATACCATGCTATCGTTTGGGCGTTTTCACTCTTATAAGGGATAGCACCCTCTTGAGCTAATTCAAGATTGGTGTTGTTACAAGTAACTTGAAAACTCGTGTCATTCTCGATCAGTTGCGACACATAGAAAACATGATAGGAATTATCGTAATAAAACGAAACGAACATATCATCATTGATATATTTAACATCCTCATGAGTTTTTCCATCGACAATTTTGGGAATTACGAAATCAAACGTGCTAGTTGCGTATTCAAGATAAGCGTGCCATTGACTGTTTGAATATGGCAGCATGCCGGGAACGTTGTTATTTAAAGCACACACTTTGCGCATGTTCTTGTCATGAATCCAAATTTGCATTAAATGAAACGCTCCTTCCAAGTAATTTCAATTGTTGGGTCAGTCCTTGTCCAACTAGACGTGTAGATATCGATTTCTGTTTCACCGGTGCCGATACTGAACGGTTCGGATAAGTAAGTCAATTCGTTAAGAGCTGGCAAGTTATCAACGTAAGTTTTACCTTTTGCCATGTCCACCTCTAAGATAGAGCCTTTTCGAAAACGATTAGGGATATCTTCCTCTTTTTTAACGTGGTGTTTAGCGTAAACAAAACTATCCAAATACAAGTGTGTGATCAATGGCCAATCTTTGATACCAAAAATACCGATGTGGATTTTGGCTGATTTTTTTCCTTTAATCTCTGGAACGGTATATTTTGGGTAAGAGCCTTGCCAGTAAAATTGAAGGACATCATCAAAACGCTGCACATCAGACCAGCCTTGTGGCTCATTGAATGGATTAGCAGTTGATACATGAGTTCCATAGAAATGTTTTCTATCAAGGATTTTATAACCACCCTTCCCATCTCCTGCCATAAAATTATAATGGCAGTCAAAACCGTTAGTGTGCTTGTAGGTTTCTGTACCATAAAGAAACATACCATTGGCATCCGTTACAGAAATTTTGATGAAACCGAATTGATTTGCAGCACCCAACCACAAGATTTGTCTCCACCAAAAATATTCATACAACGATCCTTTCTGTCCGTTGCTATCCGCTGGAATTTCCCATGTCAACGAACCACCTCGTAAGTATTTGTCCCCACCGCCTTGATTTGTCAAGGCAATGTGCGGTCTGCCCCAAGCGTTATCAATCGCAAGCGTTCCGTTTAGTGAATGGCTATCATCATTAAAACGCCCTTGATTTTTTGCCCCGACTGCAAAACCATTGGTAATCCAATTATTAGAAACATAATCGAACAGAATTTCAGATTTTTCGACCGTCCGAGTGTCTACCTCGTTAGGATTCCCAATCTCATAGCTTTCGCTAGAACTTTTGACAATCCCAACCCAGCCGTTATCCGAGTTAAACTTCAGTTTGATATCTGGGTAGGTTTCAGCCGTACCAAAGTTCTTCAATGTGGCCTTGTAATGCCCGGTTGAAACCTTCTTAATACTACCGTATTTAGTTTCACCGTCACTACTTACCAAGGCTTGCGCTTTGTTTTCACCGTAGCTTTTTGGAACATCGAACGTAACCGTTACTGTGGCAGTAATTGGTGAAGTGTTCTTATCAACCGTTAAGGACGCTTGACCAGACGGGATAGCTTCCCAAACTTTGTTAGGTTCGTCCCCAAAAATCAATGTTTTTGGTTTATCAACATTGAGATAACCGCCCAGCGTTTCAGCAATGGTATTAAAGTAGTCGTAGTTTCCTACGAGTGTGAACGATACTTGAATCTGCTTAACTGACAAGGTACTGTATAGGAATTGCTGACCATAACGCCTACGCCCTTGGTCTTGATAGTTATTGTTAAAGTTAGATGCCACGTTTTTTGTGACATCTACTGGAACGGTACGCCCTTGCCCTTCATTGAATAATTCGGTTAAGTTCTTACCGTCAAAAATGACTGACATTCCTATCAAATAATGCTACCTCCTAACAGCGCTTGTCTGCGCTCATAATCGTTTGTTGCCTTAGTCATGAATGGTGCTAGCCCGTTTGACACGCTTCTACCATCGATGATGTTTCTAACTTCGATAGGGTTAGAGCCATTAGTTACCAATTGACCAAGTAAGTCAATCATGATATCTAGCTTACTTTCAAGCATAGAAACACGCTCACGGTCTGGATTGCCATTGTGGTTACCTTGTGGGGCATCTCCCGCAAAGCGTGCCACTGCTTCAGTAAGTAATTGCCATGCTCTACCACGTTTGGCAATATCCGTTGGGATGACATACTCTGGCATGTCGCCTTCGGCTAGTTCATAAACACCGTTTTTGTGGACTAGACCACCGTTAGCATAGCCATAAGCGGCTACACGGTTAAACGCTGCGTCTGTCGTTCCATAGCGGTGTTTGATGTAGTTAATTGCAGCAAGCAAGTTATCATAACCGTTACGAATATTGTTGTGTCCTGCGTGCTTGTAAGCGTCAAATGTTGGTTGAATAGTTTGCATCAAACCAATTGACGGTGTACCAGCTCTTGCGTTACTATCCCAGTTATTTTGTACGTTAGGGTCACCACCCGATTCACGTTGGATAGTGGCCAAGATTTTAGAAACACGGAAGTCGTTTGGTTCGATACCGTTTGCCTTCAATGCTCTAACAACCGATTCACGCCAACGAGAAACACCAGTTCCTTGTGGGCCGTCCTCACCACCACCCGGAGGGGAAAGCAATGGACCAAGGGTTTTCTTAATCCATTCGAACATGCCACCAACCTGACGTTTAATCAACGTTTGAAGTGGGTTGTTTCGGTCTTTAAGTGGTTTACTATTGTCTTCACCACCACCGCCGCTATCACGCACCCCGAAATCAAGGAAGGTAGCAGCGTTAGAGATGTGACGGCCAGCGTATTGGTGATACTGACCGTTCCCACCGTAGTTGTATTCTTCACCATCGTAAGTGTCGCCATGTACGGCTGTTACAAAGTCAACGTGGTTGCTTGAAACAGGTCCGCCAGTGTAAACGGCTACTGTTCCCGGTTTTGGTCTACTTAAGTGTGGCACGCTGGCAGATATCCATTGATTACCGTTCCCAAGGTGACTAAACAAGCTAGGTTTAACACCAAGGTTAGCCAAACGGCTGGCAACGAATGATACACACTCACGATAGAAGTAACCCCACGGGTCAGCACCAGCATCTTTAGCTTTGTCTTTGAAGCGGTAGTCATCACCTTTAGCACCCATAGCCACAGTGCCTTCATCCATTGAAGCGTTAGCCATAGACCAAAGCTCTTTCCACCAGTTCTTAGCTTCTTCGACGGGTTTCTTATACAGTGCATTACCAAGCGGGTTAAACATGCCAGCCAATTTATCAGCATTAGGGCTGAATTTTTTAGCCAATGAACCGACCGGGTCTTTGACAACGTCGGTCACAAACTCAATCATCTTCATGAATTTGTCAACGCCATTTTTCATAGTATCCCAGACTGAGCCCGCTACGTTGGTGGCAGTATCCCAGATTTTAGACCAGAAACCAGTACCTTTCGCAAACGCTCCACGTTCAACACCCATGAGCATAGCCAATTCACTAGCATTGATGACTTCCGAACCGGCTGGCAAGAGGTATTCAACATTGCGACCTTGTGGCAAGAATGATTGCCCGTTTGGCAAGATAACCATTTCTTGGTTGTTTGTTTCTGGACTATCGTAACCATCGTTAAGCGTAGCTAACGTAGGTTTAGTGATTGGGTTTCGATATGAGCTAAACATACCAGTACCACCGGCAAACTTAACTTTCGGGATTTTAGAAATAGCTTCTTTGCTACCGCCGAAATCAGAAATCAGTTTGTTGATACCATCAATACCAGCGTTTGGCAAGGCAATGACAGCATTAATACCATCACCGGCAAGTTTTTTCATGCCATCCCACATCTCGCCAAAGCCTTTTTTCACGTTATCCCACGTATCTTTGAAGAATTTAGCGATGTTGGTTAAAGCATCGGTAATCAGTTTGGTAATATTAACGCCGAATTTCTCTTGTGTTAACGCTCCGATTTCATCCCATTTTTTAGAAAGGAATTTTTTAGAGTTCTCCCAACCGTCAAACCAGTTCTTATTGATGCCTTTGTGGTGTTTGTCGATGTCTTTACCAAGGGCAGTCATGGCTTCCGTAGCATTACCCTTGATACCTTCCCATGTTTTCGATGCGAATTTCTTAACGTTGTCCCACTTTTCGCCCCAATCTTTCTTAAGGCTACTCATGTGTTTTGCAACGCCTTTGGCCATATCTTTGACATGGTCCACCGTACTATCAACAAACTTCTTGAATGGTTTGTTATGCTTATACATCAACTCGAAACCAGCGACTACTGGATTAGAGATTACAAGCAGTTTCTTAGCAGTGTTAGTAAAGGCTTTGATACCTTTTTCACCGCCAGTGAAGTAAGTCTTGGTCTTTTCAAAACCTTTTTTGGTGCTCTTGGTCATTGAGTCCATCGCACCCGTCCAAGTTTTCTTCATGCCATCCCATGTCTTACCAAGCCATTTACCAGCATTAGAAAAACCGTCTTTGATATTTTTAACAATGCCATCAACGAATTTCTTGAATTTCTTGTTATGCTTGTAAATTAAAGCAAAAGCTCCAGCAATAGGATTGGCAATAAATAAAAGGACTTGTTTCCAGTCCTTTTTGAAGAAATCAATGATCTTGCCAAAGATTTCTTTTGTCACTTTAAAAATCTTATCAAAGGCTTTTTTAGCAGCACTAAACATGCCATCAACAAATTTCTTGAATTTCTTGTTGTGTTTATAGAGCAATACCAATGCAGCGACAGCCGCTGCTACCGCAACAGCGATTAACCCGATGGGATTTGCTGCCATTGCTGCGTTCAATGCTACTTGCACCCCCGTCGCAACTTTTTGAGCGGCAGCCATAGCTTTTTGGGCGACAGTCATAGCTATCGTTGAATTTTTCATCACGTTAATAGCTTTAGCAACTTTCATCACTCCTGAAGCTACTTTAGAACCTACAAAGTAAGCAGCAAACAAAGAACCGACTGTTTTAATAGCCGTTTTATGTTCTGCAATACCACCTAAAGCCTTTGACAGTGATGTTACTGGTGATTTAGCTTTCTTGCCGTTGCCAGTCATTAGGTTAAGCGCTTCGGCAACACCTTTAATCATGCCTACGGCAGTTTCCCAAACACCGCTAGCAAAGTCTTTACCAATGCTAAACACCGAACCTAAACTATCTTTAACCTCTTTAAAGAAAGCTACAATCTTAGGGGCGTTGTTAGCAATGCTCTTGCTCAGATTATCGACAAACTTATTGAGACCGTCCATTAAGCCATTAAGTTTATCTGTACCATCACCGAGATTAAACACTTTAGAGAATGCGTCCATGATAGTGCCTAGGCCTTTGGAAACATGCTCCCCTAAATCTTTAAACTTCGTTTCAGTATTAGGATCAGCAACCCAATTCCCAATTTGTTGCAAGAATGGGTTTTTCATTTTATCGATTGGGTCACGAAAGGCAGCGACCACCGCTGGCATACGAGACTGGATAGTCCTTTCAAGACCACCGATAGTAGTCGAGAAGTTAGCTGTCGCATCCTTGTATTTGTCTTGCAACTCAAACAAGGCTTTCTGCGCCATTTCAGCAGTGATTTTGCCATCTTTCTGCAATTCGGCATATTTCTCTTGGGTCATGTCTGTAATGCCCAATTCTTGCGCAGCTACTTCTTTAAGTTGGTTTTTCATTTCCGGAAAAACATTGATGATTGACATCATGTCTTGTCCTTGGACCTTACCATTGGCAATCATTTGAGCCCACTGGGTAGCGAAATTCTCAACGGCTGCATCGGTCTGACCAAACGCATCTTGCAATGTCAAGATAGCTTGCGTTTGTTGCTTGGTCAACTCTGTATTATGAGTAACGGCATAGAATTTCTGGTTCATGCCGTCAACCATTTCGGTTGAGTTAGCCGCTGCTTGTGCCATTTGGTTGGTCATATCGACCATTTTTTTACCTTCTTCGGCATTACCCGTTAGGGTTAACCAAGTGGCGTTCATGGTTTGTTGGTATTTAACATACTCAGCACTGGATTGGGCGATTTCGTCAAATTTACCTTTGATAGCTCCCAATGCATTTTGGAAACCGTTACTAATTAGGTTAGCTGCGAACGTAGCGCCAAAAATACCTTTCAGCCGTGAGGTTTTATGTTCAGTCTCACTGACTTCACTTCCTAAGCGTTTAAAGCTCTCTTTCAAGCGACCAATGAATGTACTAGAGCGTTGACTTTGCTCAATTTCATCGTTCAGCTTGTCAGCGGCATTTCTAGTGTGTGCTAAACTTGTTGCCGTTTCATCTAAACGTTGCTTTTGCTTGCGGTATTCATCGCTAGTCTTCCCAGACTGTTTAGCGACACGCTCAAGCATTTCTTTTTGGGTCTCATACTGCTTATTTAAATTAGTAATCGAACCCTTGTATTGCTTAAGTTGCTCTTGTCTAGCTTCATCCTCTTTGCCCTCTGCTTTCAGACGCTTGATATAAGTGTCTGAGGCTTCATTTTGGGCTTTGTACTCACGCTGCAATTCAGCAAGCCCAGATTTATGGTAATCAAGGCTATTCTTAGCTTGTCGTTGTTGATTTTCCAACGATGCCAAACGTGTAGTAGCTTGGTCAATCTGTTGTTGGTACTTAAGGTACTGTTCAGCGGTTTCAGCGGTACTACCTTTAAGTTGAGACTGCTCTTGTTTCAGTTTCTCAATCTTATGTTGTTGATTTTGGATAGCATTACCCAAACCATCGTACTTAGCTTGTGCTGCTCCTAGATAATCACCAGCACTACGCATTTGGCTTTCTTGTGCCTTCCATGCGTTTGTAGAACTATTGACTAACTGAGTTAATCGCTTAATCGAATTGGCAGCTTGTAGCGTATCTAAGGCGATTTCCGTGGACATGGTAGCTTGTACTTTTGCCATGTATGTATTTTCCTCCTTTCCTTAAATATTTAGAGTAAAGATGTTGGGTCAACCATTCTATCTTCTTCCTCTTTGGCATTTAAGATTTTCATTAGCTCGTAATAATCAGTGTCGTAATACTGATCTAGTGTCCACCCAAAGCCTTGGATTGATTTTTTAGCAATGATTTTTAAATCTTCAATGCGATTTTCTAAATCAAAAATCTGTTCGCCTTTAGATTTTACTCTTTTGGGTCAGTTTCACCAGCGGCATTTTCAAGTTGTTCGTCTGTCAATCCGTACATGTAGCCCACCAATTTTTCGGCAATCTCTTGTGTACGCTCATTGTCCAAATCAAGTAATTTGTCATAGGCTTCATCATCCAACTTGAGGACAGCACGGATAAAACTAAGCATTTCTTTGAGGATTGTGAAGCTCGCTTGTGCTTGCTCTTGCGTGTCGCCTTCTTCAACGGTGTCGCTGATTTTAAGCACGGCAAGTTGGTACTCGTGCATACGCAAGACATTACGGTTGCTTGTAGCTACTTCAAACGCCTTTTTACTGATTTCTGGGATTTTAATAGTTTTGATTTCCATTTCTCTTTACTCCTTTTAACAAAAATAGAGGTCAGGCCATGAGCCCGACCTCTTGCGAATTATTTAGATTATCCACCGATTCCTGGTGTACCAGTGAGAACATATCCACCAAATACTTCTTTGAACATGTTAGCTTTATCGAAAGTAGATGCTCCAGAATAGTATTTTTTGTAAGGCTCACCACCGAACGCATCCGCTGACAAGGCGTTGAATGTCATGTTGTCGTCTTGACGAGTTTGAGCAGTATCAGTATCTGTTGCAACGTTTTGAGTTGATTCTTGCATGATACCGTTAGCGAAACCAAAGAACACTGAATGTTTGCGGTCAAGCGTTTCAGATTCAATCAATACCGCTGTGTGTGGTTTCTCACCATCCATCACGTAACCACCCTTGCCGTCTGGTTTAAAACCGAGCATTTTTTGTTTGATTTCGAAGTCAAGGTTATTGAAGTCGAATGCCACGGTTGGTGACCCCGGTGCGATCATAACGTCTTGTACTGAGTTGTTTCCGGGAACTTTAGTCGCTTGACCTTCCAAGTTAGAGATGTTAGCGGTACGAGTACCGAGCATTTTAGAATCAACTTCGATTACACCGTCTGTTGAAAGGCCATCAGCACCTTTAAGTAGTTTTTGGGTTTTTGGGTCAACCAAAGCAAGGCGGACCATTTTCAAACCTACAATTGCCATATAGTAATTTCTCCTTTGTTAAATTAATCTGTCGAGAGCAACAAAAAAGACCGCCGTAAGTTGTAACGTATCGGGGTCTATGCTATGTTCTCTCATATCTGTAATTGAGTATTGCTCAGATTTTAAGAATTTTAGCAATTCTATTTCAAAGGCTTCGATATCAAAATCAATATCAGCCTTGTAAAAAATCTGTACCTCTACCCTGTCTGTTTTTCCGAAAAAGGTATTATTCCCACTCAAATCAAGGGACGGATTGCTTTCAGTGAGCAAAACGATTGTCTTATCGGTATTTTCTTCGAGCTCTTTAGGCAAGTTGTTTGCATATACTTCGCTTATTTCACCAAATTCTTTGCCGTCAATTAGCTCTTTTAGTTTTACGGTCGCTAACACTTAAATCACTTTCCTCCTTTTCTTCGAATGAGTTTCTCATATTCCTCTTTTTCTGCTAATAGCACCTTTCTTTGAACGGCACTATCGTTTTGGACATTGGTAACGAAATGATCGGCACGGTATTTCTTAGTGCCGTCATTTAATCGTCTGGCATTTTGAGCGTGGTAGTTGTTTTTCCAGCCTACGGTTGCCACACCGTTCTTTCTGCCATCCGCATTCGTGGATTGGACAGATAAACCGTCAGCCATGTGCCCATACTTCAAATGTTTCTTGTTTGAGTAGTGTTTCTCCCTAGTAACTTCTTCCAGTTCCTTTTGAAACACCTTTGCGCCAGCGGTTGTGATTTTAGCTTGTTCCGCTGGTGTTAAATCACCAATGCTGGCGACTGTTTCAAGCCAGCCCTCTAGTGCTTCATCAAGCCCTACCATAAGCTATCACCCAACTTTCTTGTGCTTTCTCAAAGTCAGAAAGTCGTAGCGATTAAGTCCAAAGTTTTCGTTTGGACTGACACGGACAATGTCATACTGAGTACCATTTAGGACAGCGACTTGGCCTTCAATCACTTTAGCATTGTGGCGAATAACAATCACTCTTGTATCGCTTTCGCCATTCTGTTGGGCCAAATACTCTTGATTGAGTGTGCGAGTATGGGGTTTATAATGCAGCGTAAACTGTTTCACGAATTTCGGAACACTCACACCCGTAAATTTATTAGGGGTGCTTTGGTATGCACCAAAATCAGCCTTGAAACGAAAGTCTGAGGGTAAATATCTAACTTTAGGCATTAGTCACCTCTTTCTTCACTATACGTTGCGTATAAGCCCCTTAATTGCCCGATTATGCTATTCAAAGTTAAGTTAATAGGATAAGTCACTGTATCTGTTAGAGCCACTCGGTAGGTGAAATAAGAGCTTGTGAGGGCTATTACAGCCGTGTCAAACAAAGATTCTACGCTATCGAGGTCATAGAATTTTGGGTCATTCCCGACTGCATTGATAATGTACTGTTGAGCCGATTCAATGTAAGCTGGAATGAGTGCAGTGTCGTCTGTCTCATCCAGATTGAGGGTCTGCATGATAGTTTCCTTAGATACACTCATTGCTTACCTCCTAAATTAAGCCCCGGCAGTAAGATTAGCTTTTTGGTCAGCGATGGCTTTAAATGACGCTGGCACAAAAGCTTCTTCGTCCGTTTTAACAACATCGAAGCGGTCAATCACACGTACTTTGGTAGTGTCAGTTTCGAAAGCACCGCCGCCGATATTAGTTGAAAGTAATGACAAGTGTTGACGGTCAAACAATGTTACCGCTTGTTTCAAGTCACCAAAGTACAACGGCATAGCTCCACCAGTTCCATTAGCAAGCCAGCGGTCAGAAACTTCTTTAACTGCGAAACCATCGATTGAGTATCCAGTTGGTGATTTCACGTCACGTTCCATGAGGTAGTCACCCATTGCATTCTTAACTTTCTTAAGAGCAGTAAAGCCAGAAGTGTTAGTCAAAAAGAATGAAGTTTGTTTGATTGCTGGGTCAACTTTAGCTTCGAGATCAATGATGTCATCCCACTTAGCCAATGTTGGTTTAGTTGGGAGTGTTGCGATAACTTCCAAGATAGCTTTGTTACGAGTAACAACGACTTTCTTCGCAATCCATCCAGACAACCATGCGAGGATATTTTCAGCAGAATCAGCAAGCAAGCTGTTAGTTACTGTTGAGATACCAGCATAGCGTTTGATAGCGTAGCGGATAAGAGAAAGTTTTGGATCATCATTTGCACCGATTTGACCAGCTTCATCATCAATTTTGTTAAGTCCAGTAATGTCAGCCCATTTTTCGTAAACACGAGAACCAGTAAGAGTAGTTACGTTTTCAACGTTAACGTACTCTTGCAATGAATCGTATTGACGAACCAATGTATTGATAGCTGTGCGGATATCTTGTGGGATAGTCAAGCCAGCGTCAGAACCAGATGCGTCTGTTTTAGAATCAAGCAAGTTTTGGTAACGACCACGAACAAGGTTTTTGAAGTCTTTGACAAAATTAGCTTTCACTTCTTCTTCATTCTCAGTCAAAGGTTTCTTGTCTTCTTCAGTCATGTTAGCTACTTCGCTAGCACGAGCTTCAGTATATTGTTCCTTGAACATGTCACGTTTCATTTTCGCAGTGTCACGCTCGTTTTTGATTGCTTGCAATTCTTCAGCGGTAACTGAATCATCAAGCATAGCTACGTTAAGTTTTTCATTAAGATTTTCGACCTTGTCGCCTTGAGCAACCCAAAGGTCATGCAATTCGTTTGATGTTTTCATCAATCATCTTCCTTTCATTTTTCAAGTAAAATAGCCAATTTCTGCTCGCGCAATGTATTGGTTTTAGGTGTAGCAATCATATTTTTAAATTTAGTGATTGCTGATTTGCTTGGTAGTTGATGTACGGCATTCGTAACCATGATTTCTTCTTCATCGTTATCGAAGAACATGATTTCATCCGCAAATCCTTTATCAACGGCAGTTTTCGCATTAAGCCATGTTTCTTTTGCCATGAGATCAAGTAATTCCGGTTGTTTAAGACCAGTCTTCATTTCGTAAGCTAATGCAATAGATTCGTCAATGCTATTTAAGACCGCTGATTGATGCTCTAGGTCATCACTGTTTCCAATGATGCCAGTAGACGCCTTATGAATCATAATGTGTGCCGTTGGACTGATACGCACGGTATCACCAGCCATAGAAATGACACTCGCAGCACTAGCCGCAAGTCCTTGCACATTAACCACAATACGCTTGCCGCTTGCTTTAAGCATTGTATAGATTTCGCTAGCTGCAAACACATCACCACCATTTGACGCTATATTAAGCGTGATTTCTTCGTCTTCATCGTTAGCAATGGCATCCTGTACCAGTTTGGGATAGGTACTAGACATGCCAAAGTATTCGTAAAAAGCACCAGCATCATCGCTTACAATATCGCCTTTAATGTCAATCTTGCCCATTTGTCTCACCTCCTTTCAATACGGTTCGGTTAGGGTTTTCACCCTTCGGCAACTCTTTAGGCAAAATCTCAGCTTGTTGCAAAATATACAAGCCTTGATTTTGTGCGAGTGTGCCGCTTTTAACCATGCTATTGATACGGCTGATATAGTTAGCACCAGTCGGGTCAACCGCTGGGAAAATATCCGCATCCACATCGCATGAAAGTTTTTGAGACAACTCACTAAGAAACGGTCTTAAATAACGTGCGACTGCTTTAGAGTACACATTGGAACTCATTTCTAGTGATGATTGTTGGTCACCTTGTCCACCGACAACATTCTCTGGGATACCGTAGACTTTGGCAAATTGTCCGGTCGTCCAGTCCGCTTGCTTAAGTAGTTGGGCCACGTTGGATTTGATTTCAAGAGGTGTGAAGTCCTCTAAATCATCCAGTACCAACGGACCGCCTTGCATTTGCTTCATCGCTTGTCGTGAGCGTGAGACCTTGGTTTTGAAATCGAGCAAACCACCGCCCTTAATCTTCAAAATACCATTAGCGTTTAGGGCATTTTTGAGTGAATTAAGCGTTAACTTATCACTAGCTTTTTGAATATCTAGTTCTCTACCTAGAGCCATCAACGGGCTTACGCTTGTTAGCCCACCATCTACAGAAAGTAGTCTAAAGTGTAAGATATCGCTTTGTGGAACATGTTGTTTTGGTGGTATGCGTGGGTCGTCGAATGTGATGTTGTAATAAAGTCCATTTTGATTATCCAATCGGTTGAAAGAGACTTGAGACGGTCTTAAATACTCCCACTTCATATCACGCCCATTGTCGTTTCGCCATCGATATGCAAAAGCTTCCCCACCCAATAGCATTTGAGCAAAGATTGACTGGTAGAAATTAAAGCGGTTAGCGTTATTTGATGGGTTATCCACGATGCCTTGCATTTGTTTTCGGCTAGTCGTTAGTTTGGCAGTCGCAAGGTCGTTAGATAGCTGACTGATAATAGAGAATAGGTCCGAGTTTTTAAGAGCAGTTTCGGCTGATACCCACTCACTACCATTCAAGGTAGCTAAAAACTCTGGATCAGTGATATCAAAAAAGCCCCCTTGATTGCTCGGTGGGCTTTCGGTTGCTAAATTAAATATCGGCAATTATTATCACCTCCTTTCTAGCCTTTTTTTGCGGCTAGCTCACTAATTAAACCCGCTAGTACGAATGTAATGGTCATACTAATACCAAACCATACGTAGCCGAGGTTATAAGTGGTTAAATTAAGCGAAATCGCAGCTAAAATGAACATCAAAATGTCAAAAATAGCCCAAATTGCCTTAAAAAACTTCAAAATCATGTATTAATATTCCTCCAATAGCCCACTGTCTGGGTTTTTTAGCCAATTTAAAACGGCTTCTTGACTCATGTGCTCTACCTTCCACGTTGGGTTATTGGTAATAGCGTAGTCTTCAAACGCATACATGCCATCATAGAACGCATCGATAAGAGCGTCCACAACGTCGATTTTATAGGTCGATTTCATTTTATCGACTTGAATACCGATGTTATCCTCTTTAATTACCGCATTTATCAAGGCTTTACGCATGATTTCATCATCCAAACGGGTAATGTTGCCCTCAATAAAGAGTGTTTGAAGGAATTTTGTCGGGTCTTTCAACTCGCTTGTTCGTTGCCTAATCGGCATAAGTGGAAAGCTCGTGTTAGATTCCAAGGCCTTGATAATCTTTGAAACTCCCATAGCATCGTAGCCAAAGAAGACCACATCAAGCTGATTATCTTCCACATACTCACAAAACCAACGGTACACTTCCTCTGGATTGATTAGCCCTTGTGGGTGGCTTGTAATCGTGCAAAAGCCCTTGGTTTCCAAATCTCGATAATTAACCCCGTCTTGTTCCATTTTGGCTTCTAACGAGCCGGCTTGTTGCCATGGAATGAAACTATGCTGTTCGATATGCCATTTTTGACTACCGTCTTCAGTAACGTAGGGATAGACGAAACCAATAGCCGTGTTATCGCTGAACATTGAAGCGTCAAGACCAACATAAACACGTTTTCCCTTGATGTCAAAATCATCAACGACTGCATTTTCAATATCGGTCAAATCAAGGAAACTGTTGCTATCAGCTAGCAACCAACAATTCATGTTTTTGACTTGGAAGTCAGCAAGTTTTCCCATGAGTAATTTCTTGTCACGTTCGGAAAGTAGCCCTTTCATCAATCCATCCTTTAATTTAGGGTGGTTAAGTAGTGGGTTACTCTTTGCCCATGTTTCTGGTTTAAAGACTTCTTCCAAGTTATCTTGAGACCAGATTAGACATAGCTGGTCATCACCGGAACGGTCAAAATCACGTTCCATAATCTCAATCAGTTTCTTTTGCTCTTGATGAAATGGAACATCGGGCGTTTGGTAAGAAGTTGAAATTTCAATAAAGCGTGAGCCTTCGGTGTTAACTTGTCCGGATGTGATTTTAGAAACCCCTTCATCCGTTCTAAGCTCACCTACCTCATCGGCTACGGCCAGTTTAAAGTGTTTACCGTCAAATTTACCAGATTCAAACGAGATAGTATGAATAGTGTTAGCATCTACGAGCGATTTAATTTCTCGTGAATATAATTGGACTTGTGTTTCTTCTGCTAGCGACTTAAACGGCTCATTCTCTATGATTCTAGCCATCATAGATTTAACATAAGTATATAGCTTCATCGTTTGGTCGAAGTTTAGCGAGCTAACGAGAAAATCTTGGTTACTTTGCCCAATAATCTCAATCAAATAAGAGAAATCAAGGCAAATACCAGCTATCATCGTTTTACCTTGTGAACGGGCAATAGAAATGATGATATTTGAAAACCTTGGTACATCGTCTAAATCGAACCATGCAAAGAGTTGAGCGAATATAAAATACTGCCAATCCATAGGCTCTAACTTTTGGCTCAGGTCATCAACGTTAGGCACTAATGATAGGAATTTCAAGAAACGGTTAAACGCTTCGACTGAATAGACATAAGGAAAATCGCTATCCCCTTGTCTTTGCAAGTCTCGGAGGTGTCTAAAACATGCTAATTGGATATTGTAACCAGCAACAATCTTGCCATCTAACACATTGAAACAGTATTGTGTGCCATAGTCTGTATAGGTTTTTCGTTCATAAGAAAAATCGATGCTATTATAAGCATCGATTACATCTTTAGACTTGGTTAAGTCAATCTCTTGCATGTTTCACCTCCTTTATTTGAAAAATGCTGCCATCTTATCTTTCATCGAAGAATTATCCGCTTGACTTCCGGCTATTTCAGCCAATTCTGCCCTTCCTTTAGGGGTCAAACCTAGCTGAATGCCTATTTTATTAAGGGTTTCAGTGGCATCTTTCATCGTCGCAACCGCTGGGTTCTTTCTAAATCCCATTGACTGCTCACCTAGAATCTCGCCACTACCTTGTGCTTGGATGACTTTCTTAATCTCGGTTTGGATACCGTTTTCTTTCACATCCTCATAGGCTTTTTTGTAAATCTCGTAGTTAGTACAGTAGGTTTCCACAAGAAACGTGTCAATGCGTTCGACCTTTTCTGTTGCTTTTAAATACGGAATGATTTTAGTCCAAACTGACCTCGCCACTGTGCCCAAGTAGTTCGGTGGGTCAATGGGTAGAAAGCGGTCATTTTGCTCGTAAAACGGTTTTCGTTTAGCTGGTGACTTATTCGCCATTTTCTCACTTCCTATCTTGATTATGACACCGCTTAAAAACCCTCAAAATTGGCGTGCGGTGTAAGAAAACACCTTGTGGCGGCTCTCCTTGGCACGAGAAGGGGGCGGGGGTCAATTTTAAATTGGGTCGAGGGTTATTATACCACCCTTATTATAAAATCGTGCTATGGGCTTATTAGAGGGGTTTAACGACGTCCTCTTTTTTGCGGGCTATTAAATCTGCCCACGTAGCCACGGTAAGTCGTAGTTCGGTATTCTGTTTTGTTCTATTTGACCAGTGCCATAGATTTCTTGTTCTAAAGTCCTCTTGGTGTTATCACAACTTCTACACGTTGCCACCACGTTTGAAACTTCAGTCCTAAGTTCTGGCGCAATTTCAACGGGTGTAACGTGGTCGCCTATGCGTGCGTCTGGTGTGGTCACACCCAACGCTAGACAGTACTGACATAGATAGTTGTCACGTTCCAAAGCTATCTTGCGAATAGAAGACCAAATCTTTGAGCGATAGAACGCATACCGTTCCTTGCTCTCATCGTCTCGGTTCCTTACTCGTGTGTTGTATCTCGTCCGTGAGTATCTCTGTCTCTCTTGTGTGTATGCTGCTTCCATGTCCTTGTGTGCAGGACAGTAGTGTGCTGGTCTCTCTGTTAAGGCACGGCACCCCTCTGCCTTACATCGTCTGACCATTGGCATCGGCACACCTCCTTCCAGATAAAGTAAAAGAAGAACACCACTGTGTCCTTCTAATTCGATAATACTATATTACCACGTCGATAGTATGATGGTGTATGGATTGGTATAGACCAATGCAGATTAGTCCAAATACTTCTCAGCCTGTCTTAACTTAACGTAGTATGTAGCTTTACTAAAGCCCATGCGGTCGCATATCTGCCAGATATCCAGCTGGTCTATATATACCATTTGAAGTAGGGACCTAGCGTCTATATCCCCCACGTTTGCTATCTGCCGGCGAAACTCTAGTTTCTGTTTGATAGCCTCAGCAGTAAAGCGTTCTACTTCTTCACGGGCTGTCATAAGCTCCACATAGATATCATCCTTGCCCTTACGTTTGCCACCTTGGACCATGTCTGTTTGCATTGCACCAGCCGTTACCTTAAGGGCTTGTGATTCCAAACGCTTAATCTGTTCTATCTGACTGTCAATGTATCTATCAAGCGCCTTGATTTGTTGCAGCCGTTCCACTGTTCTCATAAATTACATTCCTTTATGGTATAATAATATTATTAGCATTTGAACAGTCCTAGGCATTAGTCTGGGTCTTTTTTTATTTTCTCGGCTCGTTATTAAGAGATATGAAAAGATTGAGTTTGTGAGCCTTGGTGTCACCTCCTTCTAGCCGTCGACACCAGCAAGGTCTTTGGCTATTTTGTAATGCAAGATATCAATAAGAAAGAGGGTGTTTCACATCCTTTTTTCTTAAATTTGCTGGGTTTGTTTGGACAAGGTCTGTCAGCTTGTCCGGTGTTGAAAAAGTGTTAAAAAAGTGTTCAAGCCACTAAAAATCTATATCTATTTTTTAGCTTCATTTTTTATTTTTAGTGTATTTGACAGACAACGACTGGCAAGAAGAATCGAACTTCTTATACAACCATTCCAGCCCGCGATATAGAAATCATTTTGGAGGTTTTCCTCCTTTTTGAAATAATACAAAGAATAAAGTAAGTAGAATTATGGAGATTTCAGTTTCGCATTGCAGGCATAAGCCTTGAAGAATCACGCCACCAGTAATGCGTTTTAGATTTTGTGAATAATAAATAAAGGAATACCTACTTTCTATGTTTTAGATTTACTGGATTTTTGTAGCATCCACGACCAGTCACGCTTCTGCTGATTTGAATGAAAAAAATAAAGGATTCCTCTTTTCCGTATATGTATTGACTGGTAATAGCTAGCAAGGGAGTCGAACCCTCATGAACCGTTCTAGCTACACGCCTAAGGCGTAGGCTGTATAAAGAGCTTTTCTGACCGTGGCCTTCTCACGCCCTACCTTGCCTTTATTACGATATTTAAGTGTGATGCGATCAACTTCGCTATCCAACCTCTCGCTCCATTCGTAGTTATTGAAGACGTAATCAATAATCTCGCTGAATAACTCTCTTGAAAGTAGACCTTCCATTTGAATTGCCTTCAAAGGCGTTAGAGCAGCTCTTTCCGCATAGCACACATTAAGGGCGTTTTGGGTTTTGTTAGCATTTTTCTGGTCGCAGTCCTTGACGTCTCTAATATAGCTATTTAGGTTGTTAGGGTGTTCCTTGCGTAGTTCTTCCACTTCCTTACAAAATCGTTTGAACAGTCCCTCTGGCAGTCCTGCGTTGATTTTATCCAACACTGGGCGTGTGGTTTTTCCTCTTGTATAGTGCGTAGACAGGTAATCTTGAAGGTCGTGATACAGCTCATCCGAAACGATGCCTTCTAACCTCTCGACAGTCGCTGGTGATATCCTCGCACGCTCCACGACTGCGGCGTTGAATGCTTGGTAAATGATGCGAGCTTGTAACTCATCGCACTGCTTGACCTCTTGGAAGAACTGCTTATAGGTGCCTTTTTTGTGAGCTTGTTTTAGCGCTGCATGTTCACTGACTAAGCGCTGATACAGCTCTGGTGTCAGCCCGGAATATTTGTACTTCACGTTCATGGGTGTCACCTCTCTATCACTTTGTGATCTGTGACATATCCCTCTAACGAGATTTCTATAAGTTCTCCAGAACTCCACTTATATCGGCCTTGTTTGACTATAACTGTTGACAGTGTCCGTCTGAACAGCGGGTCCATCCCGCAGACAATAGCCATATCTTTTCTGAAACGGCCACGTTCAAAAACCACATCATAGAGTTTTGAGACGTTTTTCATTACTGCTTTTTTTCGCTGTCGCTTGTTCATTGCTCCACCTCTGCCAGTTTCGGATTAGTGTAGATATTGCCGATGATCTCGACTGTGAAGATATCTGAATCCAACAAGTCGTATAGCGAAGTTTCTGGAAAACCGATTCCCTTAGAAACAAACATTGCTTTTTCTTCACTGAACGAAACAACTTCCAACCAATCGTTTACTTCAAGAATATCCCCCTCAAAGATTTCTTTGCCATTCTTATCTCTGAGTCCGGTTGATTGCATTAAAACGATGTCATCGAAATTGTAGCGGTTCGTCTGTTCGAAAAAGAGTGTCTTTACACAAATTTCGCTTTCCCCGAAATCGATAGACATAATACCATCAACTTCGTACATGGTTTTAAGATTCTTATCCCATGCTCTATATCTTGGTATCATTGCCCCCGTCCTTTCAAATAGCTAGGAATATCATCCCCAACGTTAACACTGTCATATTGCTCCTTGCTGACAAGGAACTTGCCATAAGATCCGCAATCAAGCGTATAGAGTTTCCCGACCATAGATTTGCCAGTAACCTTGCCGTGTAGTTCAACGGCATTATCTGCCTTATGGATAACCACGGTCTCGATAGGTCTGTTAACCACTCGTAGAACAGTGGTCACGTTAATGGCTAGTGAGACCACTAACAGAATTGTGGCGACTGCCAGTTCGTTATAAATCTTCTTCCTTGACGAATGTTCCATTTACCATCTTTCCTTTCCGATTCTTAATTTCCTCGTATGCAATACCAAGGCACTCTTTAACATCGTCCATCGTGCGTGCTACTCGTACTATCCACCGCATTCGACTAACTCCCTTAATCAACATTTTTAAGTTTTGCAGGCACCCACATTTTAGGGTTGTAATTGATCTCATATTTGTATTTTGAAACATTCGGTACTTCAACATCTTCTACTACATAAGAGACATTATCTGACAAACCGATAATATGCTTTTGATATTTGTTCTTGCCATTTTCTACAACAATTTCAAGTTGTTTATCATGAGTATCAGCCTTAATGGACATCCTACCGCTCATTTGGAACATTACGTCATTTGTAATAGCATCAATCACCGTTACTTTTCGAACAACATTAAAGTTATCCGATTCTTGAGATAAATTTCCAGATACTCTATTTGCTTCTGAGCAACCAGTTAAAAATAATAAACCACTTACAGCAATAATTGCCATTTTACTTAATTTGTTCATGCTTCCACCTCTTCCAACTCCACCGTATACATCCTAGAATTTCGATATTTAACACCTCGCAAGCGGTGCAATTCGTTGATAGCGTCGTTCTTGTTGCTAAAAATATGCTCACTGTCTGGCATATTGTCGTAATATACGATTACTTTATATTTCATAGCTCGACTAATCTCCTTCCTCTTCCCGTTGTTCTACGGGCATACACTGGCGTACCGTAGTAACCAACGGTGCTAGGTGAAACACCTAACTGCTCAGCTATTTCACGCTTAGTTCCCATCGCTAGCAATTCTTCCCCTTTATACAGTGCATGCTCTTTTGCTTGCATAGTTTCATCATCCCTTTCAATAGTTCTTCATCCGGTAACTGCTCAAGCGTTAGAATGCGGTTTAACTTCTTATTCCCAATACCTAGCTGGGTAGCCACTGCACCTTTCTTTTGATGCGTCGTATAAAACCAGTGGCTGAAATATTCCACACGCTCTAACACTGTTGCCGGTTGCTCGTATGGTCGTGGTGCATATTTAACGCCAGCCATACAATCAGTCCATCGTTTTACCATCGACTATATCCATAGCCTCCTTAACACTCCTTGCCACGCCTACGAGTGCTCCTCGTTTACGCATGGCATCCATAAATTTCTGTTGGTCGTCTCTCACACGACCTTTTTCATTTTTTACCTCGATGAAAAATATCTGTCCGTCTGGTCTAAATCCAAATAGGTCACAAAACCCTTTTGGTGCTCCAGTATCAAACCAACGACCGTCAGCCACTCTGACCTTACCAACGTTAATTCTGAATACCATATAGCCAGCTTTGGATAATTCCACTCGAATTTGGTTTTGTATTAGTGATTCAGTGGTCATATATCCCCCACGGTTATTAATTTAGTTATCGGTCACCAGTTAAGTTACGTCTATTCGTAACCGCCATAAACCCTTATATATCAAGGTTTTCAGCTACTTTAGTTACCAAGTTACGTCATTTTTCGACTCTCTCTCTATATATATATTTATTTATTTATTTATAAATATATTTAAAAGTAGTAACTAAGTAACCAAAGCAACCGAAACCCTTTGTTTGCAAGGGGTTTGACGGTTACTGGTTACGATAACTCACGGTGACTGAGTAACCATTACCACTACAGTTGCTTTTTTCGCTTTCTTTTCATCCCAACTAAAATTGTAGTCGTGCCAATAATCAGGTTTATCTTTAGTTGGATTGAAGAAACCAAGCGGTTTCTGTCTATCTTTAATCCACCCAACCGGCAGATTCTGTGCCATTTCTCGTTCAAAGTTAGATTTCTTAGGCGCTGTGTGGTTGCCCTCATGACACCATGAACGGTACACATCCCACAAGAATCTAACTGGAATACGAGTAGATTCAACGGTTGCAAGGTATTCATTGAGGAATTTATAAACCGTGTTATTTTCCTCTTTGAACTCTTGCATGCGTTCTTGCGTTGCTTTCGGCTCATTGAAACGGTCAAAATCTAGGTTGATTGCTTTCCAAAGCACATACTCCAAAACCTCTTTACGATTGATGTAATCGTCCTTGATTGCCCAATTATCATCATTGATCCCGAATGTTTTTTTGAACGGGATAATTACGATACGGCGGTAAGTACCATTAGATTTATTCTTAAACACTGGCATAGCATTGGTGGATTGGATAACCGTTTTCTTAAACTGTGCTAAGTAGGGGTTCTCCCCTTTCTTTTCAATCGAAACAGGCTCACCGGTAACGACTGAATTGAAGTTAGAAGATTCATCCACATAGATACCCGCTTGCACATCGTCCCCGATGATTACTGTCTTACCTTCGATGATGGCAAGTCCGAAACGCTCTGAAAACTGATTAAGTTTCAACGGTGCTACGTTTCTCAACCCAACTAGATTGCTAATTAACTGTTGAAACGTACCTTTACCATCGTTACCATTACCGACTAACCAGATAGATTTACGATAAGAATGGTTCCCGTTTAGCGATGCTGCAATGACTTGCCAGAGTAATTCGACAAGTTCACTGTCACCACTCATTAAATCGAGTAGCCAGTTATCAACATCCCAACCGTCTATAGTTGGTTTAGGGGCGTTCTCAACTAATTCTGTTTCGATGGTACTGAAGTTAATAAACTTATAGTCAAACGATAGTAGTTTCTTCTTTTGTTTGTCATAGATACCATTTTTAACGAGAATAAAGCGTCTTACATCTCGATACTCTGGTTCAAAATTCATACGCATGCGGTTATATTCGTATTTCCTACTCATGTTTGATAGTAGGAATAGAACATTACGGCATTTCGTTTCATTGAATGTAGGTTCTAAGATATAGATAAGTTGGTAGGCGTACCTGTAATCTTTCTGGTAGTACCCACGCTCTGGATCATATAGGGCTACTTTCCCATTTTCGAGGGTTATGACATGGGTGTATTTATCTAACCCTTTAGCCACTACTAACTCTGGCAATGATTTAGGTTCCGTTTTTTTTGGATTTTCTTCCTTGAATTTTTCAAACCACTCATTTCGGTAGGATTTTAGCTTATTCTTAATTCCTTCCTTGCTGCTTGGTTTCCCCGGCGACAGACTAGAGCTTGCGAGTTGCTCTCTGTAATAATCGAAATCAATCGTTGTCAAGCCCAATCCTCCTTATTTCTTTATCTAACATGCTCTTAAATGTCCTTTCAAATTCCTTGTCGTCCAACGGTTCGGATGTGTTACTGTTTGCCATCTTTGCGAGATGGTAAGTAATTTCTGGGTCAACACCTCGAAGGAGTAGCCCGCCGACAAATTCGGTAAGGGCATTATTTCGTCCTCCTTGGTCTCCAAAACCTAACAGTATGCTTTCAAAAAGTTTGGCTGTCTTCGTGCCACCAGTGGACCCACTAGCAAACGATGGCATTTCATACTGTGTGGGCTCTGGTTTCATTTTCTGCAATACCTTTATCAACTCAAGGGGTGCCTCTGTTATGCTCCCATTCTTTGGCGAATGTACTACATCCCATTCATAGTACCCCTTGGAATTGTTGGACGGTGGCACTAATATGTAGTTATTAACGTGTGCCTTGATATCCACCCCCTCAATCATCCCGATATTCTGTGATATAGGGTGGTCGGGGTCTTTTTTTAGATAGATATGCCTGCCGCCGCTCGGTGTGGTAGCTTGCAAGGTTGGTGGTATCAATCTTGCATGTTCCCAATTCCTTAAATTAGTTAAGCCATCCACATCGCCGTGCATGTCCACGTCAATGACAAAAAATGTATCAGTCCTTAGTGCAATGTTAGCGTCTGGGTTGTCTCGCCACACCCTTCGAATATCATTCTCGGTCATGGGAGGTTTGTCAGCGAAAGAGATAAGAGGGGTTTTGCCGTTTTTTGAAATGGGAATAACAGAGTAGCCCATGCGTTGATAGTTGATTGCGTAATCAACCATCTCCATAATTAGAATGGCAACATATCATCACTGATATCCATAGGGTTGCCCGCCGTGAGACTTGGTAGCTCGGTAACTTCCATACGCTTAACATTTAAATTTTCGTAAGTTTTACCTTGCCACTCAGATTTTTCGTTCTTAACAGTAACCTTAAGAGCCTTACCTACGAGTTGGTTGAGGTAATCTTCCAAGCTACTAAATTTAGTACCGTCTGGGATGCCTGCAGCTTTAGCAAGGTTCATGATAGAACCGACTGGATACTTGCCGTCTTCTTTCTTAGCAAAGATACGATGGAAAATAATGTTATTTTGGTGTTCCTGTTGGAAATCCTTACGAATACGGAAACGGATGTCAAGGAAGTCTGCGCCGCCTTGAGTAGCATCTTGTTTCGCTTGGTCGATGGTTACTTCATAAGTACCATCTTTGATTGTTCCAAATTCTTTAGCTTGCGAATAATCGATTGTAAACATATTGTTTTATCTCCAAATATTTCTTTTTTTCTGTTGGACAAATACCCATCCGGGCTTATATCCATGTTGTTTAGCAAAGGCTTGCAATTCTGCGATGGTTTGGCATTGGTCACTAGTGACGAATGTTTCCACCTTATCGTTGATTGCTTGCCGTCTTTCTTCGAGTTCTATTTCTCGAAGGATTTCGATTTCTTCTTTGGTGGGCTGATTCTCATGACCACACAGTGGACAGATACGCTCAGCACTCCAGAATGTAGCGTAGCACTCATCACACGTACGTGTGGTAGGCTCACCGAGTTTAGCTTTCTGTTTCTGTTTGCTCACACCACTCAGCGACCACTCTCGATCATCGTTGGGCAATCCATGCCTATCGACATTCCCAACGTGGTCGATAATGATTGCCGTTTTCCCTTCACGAGGATTTAAAGCCCTCATGGCAAACTGAAGATATAGAGATAATGATTGGGTGGGGCGTAGCATGATGCAAACATCAACGTTTGGCAAGTCGATACCTTCAGTGAATAGCTCGCAATTAACCATGATTGTAAGCTCTCCATCTCTAAAGACTCGCATTGCCCTCTCTCGCTCTTCTGGTGGCGTTTTACCACTAATTGCGATAGAACTATAGCCATGCTCGTTAAACGTGTTAGAAACGCTCTCAGAGGCTTCTACGCTATGCGTGTATACTATAGCTTGTTTGCCTTTGGCTAACTTCTCATAGTGCCTTATCACATCACCGTAAATCACACGCTTCATTGTGTCGTCTACGGATTTTTTAGTAAACTCTCCACCACGTTTCTTAAGATTCGTGGCATCGATTAAAGAAGGGGCATAGTATTTAAACGGTGCGATGTTCCCGTTCTCTTGTAGCCATTTTACTGACTTACCGAGAACGATGTCGTCTGCGATGTCGTCAAACCCACTGCCATCTAGTCGGGCTGGTGTGCCGGTGAACATGAGAACAACGCTGTTAGTGTAATATTCGATAATTTTGAGGTAGGTCTTAGCTTTAACATGGTGTGCTTCATCGATTAAGATAATTGATGGTTCTGATATCCTATCAAGGTTTCGTGCTACCTTAGTCACGCTTTCAATGGTCACAAGTTCCATGTCAACGCCATTTCTTTTGAATGTATTGACTACCTGCTCATTGATTTCTTTTCTATGACTGAAGAATAAAACGGCATTACCTTTATCCGTGGCACCTTTGGCAATGTGAGCCATGACCACGGTTTTACCGCTTCGTGGTGGTGACTGCACCATGATCCGCTTGTTACCTCTTAAGATTGATTGCTTGATACCATTAACAAGCTCACTCTGGTAATTCCTTAGTTCCATCTAAGTCACCAAATTTAAAGAGGTCTTCAATTTTGCAAGCTGTTCGATTATCGAGACGGTTCTTAGCGTAAGTGCCTTCACTACCTTCCAAGATAAGCCCACGGGCACCAGTTTTAGCATTAACTACGATACGACCAACAACATCGGTAAGCCCTAGCAATTGGTTTAGCACGCTTGCTCTAATCTGTGGCACGTACTGTGTTAAAATCTGACCAGTTTCTAGGTTGAGTTCATGGGTGTCTTCCCACGCTGTCACATAAATATTGATAGGTTTGGTATAGATAGCAGTCAATACTCGTAGAAAGTAGTTCGTCCACTGTGAATAATGCTGCAATTCATTGCTAATACCATTCTTTGACTTGCGACCTTGCTCGATAAACCAATCTGATTGAAAACTTGAAATATTATCGATAACAAGGTTGTCATAGTCTTTAATTAAGTTATCTGCTTGAGTTAAAAACTCATTGATAAATTCTGTTGGATGTTCACGGTCAAAATCAATGATATCCACATTCTTAGTGCCAGCTAACACTTTGGAAGAATTATCCAACGATAGCACCACGGTCTTTCCTTGCATGTTTTTGATAAGGGTTGTTTTCCCTAGACCAGCTTTCCCATAGATCAGTATTCGCCAATTCTTGGTACGCTGGATATCTGTCGCTTTAGTAATTTTCATCGAATGCTTAAATTACTCCTTTCTTCAATGTGAGCACCTCGGATGGTTGCACCACTATTAAGTAGCTCTTTAATCGTTTTCTTGTCCGGCTTGTAGCTGACGATTTGGTATTTCTTAGGAAGTTTATCTTCATCCACTACTACCGCCTTGGACTTGCGGAAACCGACTTTGAAGAGTGTGGTGTCTAACTTATCGTGCTGGGTTAAATTCATAGCTTCCGAGATACTACTTTTAATTCTCTCGACTGCTTTTTCTTCACTTGATTTCAAGGCTTGTAGTCGCTTGATTTCAGTTTTATAACCTTCAATCCGTGCGTCTTTGTTTCGAATAACCTTGATACAGTTTTCAATTTTTTCCGAGAAGTCATGCTCCCAATCGATTGAATCTAAGGTGTCGAGTTTTGTTTCATCATCGACATCCATTTCATCGATTTCTAGGAAAATTCCCGTTAATTCGTATAGTTTTGCCATATTTAATGCCTACCCTCCCGCCGCTGCAAAATTAATTATTTTTCGTTATATTTCTTAAATCCAAGAGTAAGCCCAGTGATACCGGCAGCAATCACTACCAATCCCAAAGTGCTAGCAATACCTTCTTTTTCACCAGTAACTGGAAGAGTACCACCGTAAACGGGTGTATTTCCCACCTCTTTTGGCTCAGAATCGAGTTTATAAGATACTGCGGTAGATTGTGCCACTTTATTATTAGGACGCTCTACGCTCGTTTTAGGGGCCTTTTCTGGCGTGCTAGGTTTTTCTGGCTCTACTGGAATTTCCAATTCTGGCAAGTCCAAAACTGGTGCATCAAATGGTACGACACCGCCTGACCATTCAG